CATAACTCCAGAGTCTGGTATAGTTGCTGACATTCTTGTGATTGCAGGTGGCGGTGGCGGATCTTCTGGTTATGGCGGAGGAGGAGGAGCTGGTGGAGTTTTACAAATTTCTTCACAAACTTTACAATTAAATCAGTCTCATTCTGTAACCGTTGGAGCTGGAGGAAATCAAGATACTTCTGGAACTAACTCTCAATTTGCTTCTTTAACAGCTGCAGTTGGTGGAGGATACGGTGGTGGATATTCAGATAATGCTGCAAATGGCTGGACTGGATATAGAAATGGAGGTAGTGGTGGATCAGGTGGCGGTGGTGGATGGAATTCTATAGGAGCAGGAGGTTCTAATACTTCTGGACAAGGTTATGCTGGTGGTAATGGAGGAGATGGTGGAAGCCAGCTTTCTAATGGCGGCGGTGGCGGAGGAGCAGGAGGAGCTGGTTCTGCTGGTTCTGCTGGTTCAACATCTGGAGGAGCAGGAGGTTCTGGAATACAGCTATCATCATGGGCAACACCAACATCAACTGGAGTATCTGGATATTATGCAGGTGGTGGTGGTGGATCAACAGAGCACACATCTTTAACAAATAATGGTGGTTTGGGTGGAGGGGGCCGTGGTGGATATAAAGATGAATCATATCCTGTTGCAGCAGGTGGCCAAGATGCTGTTATAAACACTGGCTCTGGTGGTGGTGGTGCAGGTAATAGAGTTCGTAGAGGTGGTCTTGGAAGCTCTGGAATTATTATTGTTCGTTATCAATCGAATACACAAAAAGCATATGGAGGTAACAATGTTATTTCTTCTGGAGGATATTTTTATCACACATTTACTTCTTCAGGAACATTAAATACTAATCCTTCTTATACTGCAAAAGCAGTGGGAGGAACTATAACAACTAGCGGAGGATATTGGATTCACACATTTAATAGCTCTGGAACATTTACACCAACTCAATCTCTTTCAAATGTTGAGTATTTAATTGTGGCTGGCGGCGGCGGCGGATATATGGGTGGTGGTGGAGCTGGCGGATATCGTTCATCAGTTGTTGGTGAATCTTCAGGTCGTGGATCAAGTGCAGAAGCAAGAATCTCTATGTCGTCTGGAGTTAATTATGCTATAACTGTTGGAGCTGGCGGTTCTCTTGCACATGGATATTCTTTAGGATGGGCTGGTAATGGCGGAAATTCATCTATTATTGGTAGCTCTACTTCAATAACATCAACAGGCGGCGGAGGTGGTGCTGGCTGGAATCAAGGACCTGACGGATGGTTTGGTCGCAATGGTGGTTCTGGCGGAGCGGGTTATTCAAGCTGGACTGATAGTGGTTCTGGTGGTTCAGGAACTTCAGGTCAAGGTTATGATGGTGGAACTTCAAGTGTTGTATATGGCGCAGATGGTGGCGGTGGCGGTGGCGGTGCTGGAGGAAATGGTGGAAATTCAAGTGGTGGAAGCCCAAGAACTGGTGGAGCTGGTGGAGTAGGAGTTGCTTCATCAATCAATGGCACAAGTACATTTAGAGCAGGCGGTGGCGGAGGATATGGAGGTACTGCTTCTGGAGCAAATGGTAATGGAAGTGGAATTAATAGCGGAGCTGGTGGCAGACATTCATTAAGAGGTGAATCTGGAGTAGTTATAATTCGTTATCCAGTATAATTAAATAACAAACCAACTAGGGGACAGTGAACTGAATTGGCAGATAAAAACTTTAAGGTTAAAAATAAGCTTGTTATAGCAGGCTTAACCAACGCATCTGGCGTTTTACTTGCCGAAAATCATGCTGTCGATTCTCACACAAATGTCCCAACACAATATGGCGGAACTGGAACAACTCAATCTCCAACTTCTGGACAAGTTTTATATTCAACATCTGGTTCAACATACGCCCCAACAACCCTTGCTGATCTAGTATCTGGATCTAAATATCAGGCAGATGCTCCATCATCGCCGTCTGTCGGACAGATATGGATTGAATCTGATTCCAACTCAGATGTATTTGATCAGAATATTATTCGCCGTCATACATTTACGGCAACGGCAGGACAAACAGCATTCACAGCATCAGTAGCATTTGTAGATGGATATGAGCAAGTCTACTTTAACGGACTATTGCTTCTACGTACAACAGATTATACGACTTCTTCTAACACCACCGTCACTTTAACATCAGCGGCGGCGGCAGGCGATATAATTGAAATAGTTACAATAACAAATCTTAATTCAGTAAATACATATACACAGGCGGAAATAACATCATATCTTGCTAATAAGAAAACTGAATTATCATCTGCTATTTCATCCGCTACAAATTTGGCGGCGGGTTACAGATATTTCGTTACTTCTGCTTCTGCCCTTACATTAACATTACCAACATCCCCTTCAGTAAATGACCAAATTGACATATTTGATGCTTCTGGAAACGCTTCAACGTATAATATAACAGTAGCCCGAAACGGGAAATTAATAAACGGTAATGCAGGTAATTTTATCATTGACGTAAATGGTTCATGGTATACCCTTGTATTTACAGGTAACACATATGGATGGAAGGTGGCATAATGGCTGATTTAAGAGCATCTGGACTCGGAGGAGTTCCAAAAGGTCAAACAGCCGATAGGCCTGCATCTCCATCAATTGGTGATGTGTTTTATAATGGAACATTAGGATGTTTGGAAATTTATACATCTCAAGGATGGGTTGCAAATTCAGCTCCTCCAGCAATTCCTATTTCTGTTATTGCAACAGATCAAGGTTCTAGCAGAGCATTTAATAATGGTCAGGCATCTATAGCATTTACTCCTGGATCAAATGGTGGAATATCTTCTGATTATGAAGTTATTCCAAGTCCATCAACAACTCCATCTTCATTTACTGGTGGATCATCGCCAATTACTGTAACTGGATTACAATCTTCAACACAATATACATATACTGTAAAAGCAAGAAATAATTTTGGCACATCTGGATCATCTACTGCTTCATCACCAGTAACTGCAACTACTGTTCCACAAGCTCCAACTATTGGAACAGCAAGTTCTGTATCTGCAACTTCAGTATCTTTAACTTTTACTGCTGGATCTACAGGTGGTTCTGCTATTACAAATTATAAATATTCAACTAATGGATCAACTTATACAGCTTTATCTCCAGCACAAACATCAAGTCCACTTACAATATCTGGGCTTACTACAAATCAATCATATAATATTTATATAAAAGCAGTAAATGCTAATGGAGATTCTCTTGCAAGTTCTGCAAGCAACTCAGTAACTCCAGTACCAAGTTTTGATATTATGGTTATAGCAGGAGGAGGAGGAACAACTTCTGGTGGAGGCGGAGCAGGTGGATTTAGGGTTATTTCTTCACAAACATTAACAACTGGTGCTACCTATACTGCAACTATTGGTGGTGGAGGATCTGGTGCTACTCAACCAAATACTGGTTCTAATGGAACAGACTCTAGTTTTTCTGGACTAAATTTATCTACAATTACTTCTTCTGGTGGAGGACGAGGTGGTTCAATTAATGCTGATACTGCTAGTTCTGGTGGTTCTGGCGGCGGCGGCGGTAGAGCAAGCGTTGGACAATGGTCTACAAAATCTGGAAATATAGGAGGATACACTCCATCAGAAGGAAATTCTGGTGGTGCAATGCTAAATAGTAATCCTTATAACGGCGGTGGTGGTGGAGGTGCTGGTGCTGCTGGAGCAAATGCAACAACTGCTATTTATCCATCGGCTGGAGCAGCAGGAGGTGTCGGTACATCCGCATACTCATCGTGGGGTCTTGCAACTTCTTCAGGTGAAAATGTTGGAGGAACAGTTTATTATGCTGGTGGTGGAGGATCTGGTGGAGATGGTGGTAATTCTCCAGGTGGTGTAGGTGGATATGGTGGAGGTGGAGCAGGAGCTTATAATGGAGTTGGAACAAATGGAACTGCAAACACAGGTGGTGGTGCTGGAGGAGGATCAAATGCATCTGGTGGAACAGGTGGATCTGGTATTGTTATTTTAAGAACAGCTGGTTCTTATACTGCAGCATCTACAACAAATTCACCAACTCGTTATGAAACTGGTGGATATACATATTATAAATTTACAACAAATGGAACAATAGTAATATAATGTCTAGAATCAGAGATATAGCAAACTTATTTAGCGGCAATACAGATGCAGCAACTGATGCTGAAGTTACCGCCGCAATTAATACACATAATACAACTGCTAATGGACATGTTAAAAGAGGAGATACTGCTTCTCGTCCCGCCTCACCTTCAAATGGCGATGTGTATATGAATACTCAACTTGGCTATCCAGAATTTTATAATGGTTCTGTTTGGATTCCAATTGGAGCACTACCAACTGCGCCGACATCTGTTGTAGCAACAAATCAAGGAACTGGGCGGGCATTTAATAATGGTCAAGCATCTGTTGCATTTACAGCAGGAACAGTACCAGGATCTACATATACAGTAACATCTTATCCAGGAAATTATTATAATACTGGCTCATCATCTCCTATTCTTGTAACAGGTTTGCAATCAAATACATCTTATACTTTTACTGCCGTTGCATCTAGCGTATATGGCACATCGGCTTCATCATCTGCGAGTAGCGCAATTACTGCAACCACTTTGCCACAAGTGCCAAGTGTTAGCGCAACTGCAGGAAATCAACAAGCAACATTAACGCTAACTGGAGCAAATGGTGGATCTGCTATAACTTCATGGTCAATTACATCAAATCCTGCAACTACTACGCAAACAGCAACATCTTCTCCATATACTTTTACAGGTTTAACAAATGATACTGCTTACACATTTACAGCTACAGCAACAAACGCAAATGGAACATCTGCTGCATCAGCAGCAAGTAATAGTGTTACACCAACAAGTCCTACATTTAATTTAGATTATTTAGTTGTAGCAGGAGGTGGTGGAGCAATATGGAGAAATACATCAACATATAATCCTTCTGGAGATAATTATTATATGGGTGGTGCAGGTGCAGGCGGATTAAGAACTAGCGTGGGTACTTCTGGTGGAAATTCTTCTGCAGAATCTTATATAACTGCAGCTGTAGGCAATACATATATAATTGAAGTTGGAGGAGGAGGAGCAGCGCTTGCCCATTCAAGCTCAGGTCAAGCGGGATCAGGAGTTTCTTCGAAAATAAAATTTAATAGTTCAGATTTAGTTAGTACTACTGGAGGTGGATATGGTGGTAGAAACGATACTGCAGGTGGTAACGGCGGTTCAGGAGGTGGAGCTGGAGGAAACGACTTTACAAATTCAGGAGGATCTCCTGTTTCTGGAGAAGGATTTAGGGGAGGTAATTCTGCGCCTGCTGCTGGAGGAGGAGATGCAGGTGGCGGTGGCGGCGGAGCTGCAAGTACTGGAGGGGATAGGTCTGGAGATACGCAAAAAGGTGGAAGTGGTGGATCAGCATTATTAAATAATATTACTGGATCATCAGTTTATTACGCTGGAGGAGGACCAGGAGCTGGTGGATGGAATCCTCCAGTATTAGGTGATTTTGGAACAGGCTATAATTATGCTGCAAATACTGGATCTGGCGGATATCCTAATGCTCCAACTGTAGGAAATTCTAATGGATGTTCTGGCGTTGTTATTTTAAGATCTAATAGACCTGCTACATCAACTACTGGATCTCCAGTATATACTACTTCAGGTGGCAATCATATTTATCAGTTTAATAATAATGGGAGCATAACTTACTAATGGCTAAATTAATTCGAGTATGGGATGGAACACAGTGGCAATCTGTTGGAGCCGCCCTGCCTTATAACTATATAACCATTAATGGCTCACAGGTAAATCTTGGCGGAAGCGTAACAATTCCTACAGGTCCTACTGCTCAAGCAGTATCATCTAATATTACAATGGCGGCAAACTATAACTACTTTGTAGATACAACAGCAGCAAGAACTCTTACTCTTCCCGCATCCCCGTCACTTGGCGATACAATCGCAGTATATGATGCATCTGGGACGGCGGCAACAAATAACATCACAATAGCAAGAAATGGCAATCTTATTAACGGATTAACAGAAAATGCTATAATAGACGTAGATCAATCAGGTTCTATATTTACATATACAGGCGCTACGCTTGGTTGGAGGTTCGATTAATGGCAATTAGAAAGTCATCAAATACAGGTATCCCTTTTGGTAATACTGCTAATCGCCCTGCAAATCCAGCAGTTGGGCAGCCTTATTTCAATGGTCAAGAAAATAGACTAGAAATTTATACTCAGTCTGTTGGATGGCAAAATATTGTGGCGGAAACACCAGGAGTTGTTTCATATACTGGAACAATATTAGAAACAAATGAAACAAATACTCTTACAATTTCTGGTACTAATTTTAGTACAGGAGCAGTTGCTTCTCTAATAGGAAACGATGCAACTGAATATACTGCATATACAACAACTGTAAATTCTATCGTTCAAATTACTGCAACATTTGGAGCAATACCAGCAAATAAAGAACCTTATGATATTAAAGTTGTAAACCCATCAAATTTATATGGAATTTTACCTGATGCTGTTGCAGTAAATGATAAACCTGTTTTTGCTTATGCATCTGGATCTTTAGGATCATTTGATGAAGGAACAGCAATCAGTATATCTACATTAGCAACTGACGAAGAATCAAATTCATTAATATTTTCAGTATCTTCTGGATCTTTACCATCTGGTGTTACTCTAAATACATCAACAGGAGTTCTATCTGGCACAGCTCCATCTGTTGCAAGTAGTACAACATACAGTTTTACTATATCGGTAACAGATTCAATTAATCAAACAGTTTCTAGATCATACTCTATAACAGTAAATAGCATTGTTACATGGAATACAGCAGCAGGAAGCTTAGGCACAATATTCCCAGATATTTCAAATGAGTTCTCGTATGCATTATCTGCAACTGCTTTAGGTAACACTATATCATCTTATTCTATAACATCTGGTTCTTTACCTTCTGGAATTACTTTAAATTCTTCTACTGGAGTTATTTCTGGAACAAACAATGCAACAGTTGCAACTGATACATCTTATGCATTTACTGTTTCAGCTTCAGATGGAACTGTATCTTCAAGCAGATCTTTTAGTATTTTATTGAAGCCAGCAATCGTTTCTGGAGGAACTTTATCAACAGATTCAACTCACGTATACAGAACATTCTTGGCTAATGGAACTTTAACTTTAACACAGCCTATGACAATGGAAATTCTATGTGTTGCAGGCGGCGGTGGCGGAAGAGCTGGCGCTAACGGCGGAGGCGGCGGTGGCGGTGCTGGTGGATTAGTTTATCACTCAAGTAAGAGCCTTTCAGCACAGGCATATGCAATTACTGTCGGAGGTGGCGGTACAAATTCTACTAATCCAAACTCTGAAGCTGGACAGGGTGGAAATTCAACAATTAGTGATATAACAGCTAATGGAGGCGGTGGCGGAGCTGGAAGTGGAGGTTCTGCAGGTGGTGGTGTTAACATTAATAATAGTCCAGGAGCTGGTTGCGGAAATGCTCAAGGTTCTGCTACTCAAGGAAATTCTGGCGGTGGACTTGGATACGGTAATGCTGGCGGTCAAAGACATGAGAATCATTTTCAATGGGCAGGCGGCGGCGGTGGCGGCGCAGGCGGCGCAGGTCAAAATAATAAATGGTGCGGAGGACCTTCAGGAACTGCTTCGCAAGGCGGTGTAGGAAGAACTTATTCACAATTTGCTGGTAAAATTAATCCATCTCATGATGGTGGATTTGCTGGTGGTGGATCTGGAAGACATGAAAACTATAGCAATAACGTAGGATATTCAGTTACTCCAAGCGTCGGATTTGGTGGAGGAGCAACAGATTCTGCTGGTGTAACAAATACTGGCGGCGGTGGCGGCGCAGATGCTTCTGGAGGCTCAGGAGTAGTTATAGTTCGTTATACAAAAGCATCAGTCGGAGGATAATAAATGAGTTACCAACTTAAGGTAATCAAAGATTATCCAATCGGATTTTGGCCGCTTGATGAATCTTCTGGCACAACCGCCACAGATATATCTGGATGCGGCAATAATGGAACATATACAGGATCTCCCGCAACTAACATGCTACCGCTTGTACCAGGCGGAGTTTCTGGAACACGTATTACAAATACAGCATATGTAACATTTCCAATTACTAAAGATTTTTATGGCGCAAATGTTGGGGCGGGATTCGGAACAAAGTACACATCAGATAATGATTTTACTCTAGAAGTATGGTTTAATCAATCTATAGAGTCTTCTAATGAAACACCTATTTTGGCGGATTCAACAAATGATATTGGTCTATTTTGGGAAAATGGAGATATCGTATTTAAGGTGTCTGATACAGAAAGCATTCGTCGTAAAGTTCTATATAGTAAAAAAGCTATGCATATTGTAGGGCTCTATTCTGTAAATGGAATTGCTCTTTATATAGATTCTGCTCCAGTAGCATCAAAATCTTTAAATGATTTTAAATTTACAAATACAACAATATCTCTTCAATCTGGTCCGACGGCAGTTTCTGGAGATACATTTATAGTAGATGCTCCAGCAGTATACAGGTATGCTTTGAGTCAAACATCTATTCGTAGACATTATGTGGATGGCAATATTACAGTTCCTGCTATTCATGTTGTATATCCAGACAAAGGTATATTATTTAGTGGGACAGACGTAAATATAAAAGCCCAATTTGATTATTCTTATCCAGTAAATAAGCCATGGGCAGATTTTGTAGACGATAATACATACTACGATAATGCTAAAAATTATATAACATTTTACCCAACAGAAACTACCGAATCTAAAACATTTGTTATAAATGACTTTGTTTCAATTCCACAAACTATTGGATTAATTACATCTAAAGTAGAATGGCGGAATGATTTAGGAGTAGCAGTAGAAACAAGCGTAGACGGAATATCATATCTACCTTGTTATAATGGACAGCCGATTCCTCAGTATAATAAAGATTCATTTGATACAAGCGGAAAGCTTTATATTAGAATTACTATGTCTACAACAGATGCAAGTAAATTCTTGCCAAGGCTATCATTTTTCTGCATAACATTTTATTCAGATACTACAGTATATGCTGACAATTATGGAGATAAGATTACTTCAACTGAAGATTATTATTTGGGATCATTAAATTATCCTATTTTATCCCGCCATTATATGAATGGAATTAGGGCTAAAAATGGAGCAGGATTTAATATGACTACAGCAATGTCTGTGAAGTCTGTAGAAATGCTCTTTACGCCCCTTACGTTGGCCTCTAACACCCTATTCTATGGTTCTAGTGGTACAACCACCAGATTCGCCTGGAATGGCTTTGGAGCAATTTCTAAGGCCAATATTGCCAAGGTATATATAAATAATGTAGATGTTTCGACGGCTACAAATATATCTAATTATTTAGTAGAAGAAGAACCACATTATATTGTTTTAGTATTTACTACCCCAATTTCTGGCCCATTCCAATTTAATTATGAGACATCTGGGGGCCCAAGTAACCTGTATAAGAATATTGCTATTTATGATTCTGAGTTAACGGCGTCTAAGGTAGAGACACATTTTGAGCTATATACAGGAAAGCCAGTAGAAACAGTCACAGAATCTGCCATCACCCTGACAGAATTAGAGCCAGCATATTATAATAACGACTGGATTGTGCTACAAAGCATATAAAAAATACATCCAGCCTGACAAAAAAGCTGGACTTTGACTATAAAGAGTGGTAAAATAAAACATATGAGTATTAAAACCACCACCATTGAAAATGAGACCCGCCTTGGAATATATGTCTGGGAAATGCCAGACGGACGGTGGATTGGTGACGACGAAGGAAATTATCTATCAGTCACTTCAATGAAAGGCAATAAGTCCAAGATCGATGCTCTTGCAAGAGAAGTTCGTTCTTATGGAATTTATGAGGGGCAGCCTAAGTTTTTGGAGGGCCGTAGAAAAATTGATGACGAAGAGTTTCAGTATCAACAGCAGAGACTTGAGTGGGGTTTGATCCCAGATCCTCTAGATATTGGTAACTATAAGGATGAAATGAGGAAAGCAAATAAATGACAGCAGAGTTTATTGAAGATACAGATTCTCAAGAGATTGAGATTTCAAATGCTGCAGACTGGGCAAAGTTTCATTCTCCAACAATTCAAAAAACAAACGACCCATTTAAGATTGAAGGCGAAGACCTTACTAAGGTATCTGGGCTAAGCCCAGCATTCCGTCGGAAGATGAATAGAGATCTTCAAAAGAAATTTTCTGGTATTGACGGAACAGGAACACAACAGAATTTATTGCAACAGGCTATCACAGGATACGCCATGTTCGACCTTGTCGAACCTCCATACAATATGGAGTATCTGTCACAGATTTATGAAATATCTGCATATAACTATTCAGCAATCAATGCTAAGGTTGCTAATATTGTAGGTTTAGGTTTTGAATTTATTGAAACCCGCAAAACAATTGAAGCAATGGATGGCATAGATAACGAAGTGCAATTAGAGCGGGCACGTAGAAAGCTTAATAGACTTCGTCAAGATCTACATGAATGGCTAGAAGATTGCAATGAAGAAGAAACATTTAAAGAAACACTAATTAAATTTTATACAGACGTAGAGGCAACAGGAAATGGATACCTTGAAATAGGTAGAACATCTGCAGGCAAAATTGGATATGTTGGACATATCCCAGCAAAGACAATGCGTGTTCGTCGTTTGCGTGATGGATTTATTCAATTGCTATATGGCAAGGCTGTATTCTTCCGTAATTTCGGAGATCAAGAAACTCCTAATCCAATTTCAGGCGGTCTAGATAGACCAAATGAAATTATTCATATGAAGAAATACACGCCACAAAATAATTATTATGGCATTCCAGATATCGTATCAGCAGCAAATGCTATGAGCGGAAACGAATTGTCTGCCAAGTACAACCTTGATTATTTTGAAAATAAGGCTGTTCCACGATATATTATTACTGTAAAGGGCGCAAAGCTCTCAACAGAATCAGAGCGTAAGCTTCTAGAATTTTTCCAGGTCGGACTTAAGGGTAAGAATCATAGATCTCTTTATATTCCTTTGCCAGCCGATAGCCCAGATGCTAAGGTTGAATTTAAGATGGAGCCAGTTGAGGCAAATCCACAAGAGTCATCATTTAATACATATCGCAAGATGAACCGTGATGAAATTCTTATGGCTCACCGTACTCCAATTAATAAAATCGGAACTCCAGAAGGAATTAATTTGGCGGCAGCAAGAGATGCCGATAAAACATTTAAAGAGCAGGTATGTCGTCCAGCACAGGATATTCTAGAGAAGAAACTAAATAGATTAATCTCAGAAATGACAGATGCTCTAGAAATTAAATTCAATGAATTAGCTCTCACAGATGAAGACACATTGTCTAAGATTGATGAGCGTTATTTGAGAATGCAGGTAATTACTCCAAATGAGGTTCGTATCCGTAAGGGTATGGTTCCATTAGATGGTGGAGATGAGGTTGTTCAATTAAAGCCACAGCAACAGGCAGAAATTCGAGCCCAGGCTGGAAATATTAGAGCCAGATCTCAAGAACGTCAAAATACCCAGCCAGATATTTCTGGAGAGGGGCGAAATGAACAAGGGGCTGGAAGACAAGTCGAGTAGTCCTACTCAACCATTTATTTGCCTTTTGATGTGTAAATAAATATAATTAAGCATATGAATATTGAGAAATCTTTGTGGTCCTCAAATGGCGATAACATCAGCCTTTCAGTGCCATTTACAAAAGTCAACCGTGAGAAGAGAACTGTCTCAGGTTTTGCAACACTTGATAATCTAGATCAAACAGGCGATGTTGTAACAGCAGAAGCGTCATTGAAGGCATTCGAATCTTTCCGTGGAAACATTCGTGAGATGCACGGTTCAAATGCTGTTGGCAAAATGGTTTCATTCAAGCCAGAAACATTTTATGATCCAAAGAGCGGCGAGTTTTATAACGGTGTATATGTAGACGCATACATCTCAAAGGGTGCACAAGATACTTGGGAAAAAATTCTTGACGGCACACTACAAGGTTTTTCAATTGGCGGAAAGATTGTAGACTCAGAAAACGAAGTTAATAAGTCTACAGGTAAGCCAGTAAGATTTATTAAAGAATATGCATTAATAGAATTGTCTGTTGTAGATTCCCCAGCAAATGAACTTTGCAATATCTTGTCCATTCAGAAAATGAATGGCCAACTTATTTTTAAGGGTATGGCGGCAGACGTTGTAACAGAGAACATTTTTTATTGTGAGGATTCAGACTCAATATTCATTTCTACAGAGTCCTCATATAATTCTCCAGTTACAGGAAATCCAGCCACACTAATTGGTTGGGTTGAGTCAAACGACACAAACAAGGCTAAAGAAATAGATAAAATTCTTGCTTCATTCAAGAAGTCAAGATTACCGTTGCCTGATACACAAACAATTGCAAAACAGGCAAACGCAGAAGGAGGTAATGAAGTGTCA